AAGTCATTAATGTAGGAGTCAAAGATATGACCAGGTGGGAATACATGTATTTCAGACTGAAGAGGACCCAAAGCCTTGGCTTCACTCGCAAACGCGATTGAATTCTCATCGTAACGAGTGTAAAAAAGTGGACGAACACCCACTGGGTCACGGGCTGCCATGATGCGTTTACCATCCGTGTATACGAAAGCAAAGTCACCATTCAACAGTTCACATGTTTTGGTGATACCAAAGGAGTTGATCATGGGGAGGATAACTTCACAATCACTAGTACTCTTTTCATTGCCTAAAAGAAACTCTTTGTAATTGTAAATTTCACCATTACAAATAAGCATAGACTTATCTTGTATAAATGGTTGCATACCGGCATCTGTTAGATCATTAATCGCGAGACGATAAAAGTCCATACGACACTTCCCAATTTTAGATGTCCTATAGTCATCTGGGCCTCGGTGAGAAAGGAGATATGAACTCAAATCCACTTCTTCACCGAAGAGGGCGATAATACCACACATGTTATACATAGATCTCACTTTGTTTTTAAGCTAAAGTCCATCCACTCACCAAAATCTTCTGGGTTGGCTACACCATCCATTTCCTGACCACTCATATTTATTGATTCCGAGTTTGGGCCAAATATAACATCGAATGACAAAATACAGTAAAATGAGACGTTTGTTCTACATGCTATTTTGTCTAAAGTAGTGAAATCAAATGTTTCTATTTCCAATGAACGTTTTATAATTCGCGGTGATCCATAAGGAAACTTTACTTCCTCGGCGAGTTTCAACTTCTTATTCTCTGATGTCATATCGAGACATGGCCAAATACGATTTCTAGCTCTAAATTCAGCTGAATAATCTACACACTTCATCGCTACATCTTTTTCAGCAAAACACACAAAACGAGATTTTGAATTAGGATCCACGAGGCTAAGATACGTACCGTTATAATTTAATTTTATAAAGTGAAAGTCCATTTAAATATATAAGGAAAAAATCTTTAATTAATATAGATGAACTTCCCACAGACAGCTGGTCAATGTAAATATATGTTAGCTTTGAGATCAAGTAAACCCATAATTATTGGAACTGGCCCAGCGGGTTCTGGAAAGACTATGCTTGCGTGTCAAATTGCGACTGAACACATTTCAAGACATCCTAGAGCAAGGGTTGTACTCACTAGACCCATTGTTGCAGCTGACGAAGATATGGGATACCTACCTGGTGATATGGATCAGAAAATGGAACCATGGACGAGGCCAATGTATGACATTTTTGAACAATCTATGACCCATAATCAGATGGATAGGTGTATTTCTATTGAACCATTGGGATACATGAGAGGTCGGACGTTTCATCACACTTTGATTATAGCTGATGAAATGCAAAACTCAACACCAAATCAAATGAAACTTCTTCTTACACGTATAGGTGAGGGTACAAAAATAATAGTGACTGGTGATTTAGAACAATCCGACTTGGAAGGGGATAATGGACTAGAAAACTTGGTGTACAAAATGCAATGTACGGAGCTTGATTATATTCAACATGTGGAAATGGGAGATGATGATATTGTTCGTCATCCGGCGGTTAAAGAAGTACTGGGTATTCTATCAAAATGACAAAGGTTGTCCTCGCATTACCTGGGCGATCATTTTCCGGTAGATTCATGATATGTTTACTTAACACGATAATGACTATGAAAGATCAAGGATATGAAGCTGTGATTACAAATGAATATTCAAGTTATGTTACATTTTCTAGAATGAAAACTCTGGGTTTAGATGTTCTCGGGGGTGTAGATCAGATCCCGTTTGGTGGAAAACTGAACTACGATGTATGGCTCACAATTGACTCGGACATAATATTCAAACCTGAACAGGTATTGGAGATTATCAAAGATACTGAGACTCACCCAGTTGTATCAGGTATGTACAGAATGGAAGATCTAAAACACTACGCGATGGTTAAGGAGTGGGATGTGGAGTACTTCAAACAATATGGAACTTTCCAATTTGAGACTGAAGAGAGTGTAAAGAAAGAACCTAAATATATGCCTGTAGCCTACAATGGGATGGGATTCTTTGCGTGTCGTAAAGGTGTCATAGAGAAGTTGAAGTATCCATACTTTAGCTACCCTCTCATTGAGATTGAAGGTAAAGATGGGGTTATGTTGAGAGATACATGCTCCGAAGACGTAGCATTCTGTAAAAATCTCACCGATGCAGGTATTCCGATAATCGTGAATACGAGCCTCCGTGTTGGTCATGAGAAAACACTTGTAATTTGAGGTTCTGAACATCGTTATTCAGATGCTTTAGATCTGTATCAATTCGTGTAATTTTCTCATCCATAAGTTTGCGTTCAAGTTTATACTTTTCTAAAAAAGTGTACAACTCGTGACGCTTCGCCTCATACCACTCTGAAACTTCAATGATCTCTTGGTCAATATCAGAATATTGACCAATCATTTTATAATCAGTGGGTAACTTTCGTAAATCATCGGAAATTTCATCGATCCGTGTCTCTAAGTCCTGACACGCATCTTTGAACTCAGCGTGATCCTCTAACATTGTGCTTGCTTTTTAATGAGATTTATTTTTACTTAGGTTTTCGTGCATTTCTTTAGCAGCTTTCAGTCTATAATTTAGATCAGTCCCTGCCCATTGTATAAGGAAGTCACCCTCTTGCCATTGTCCATCCGTTCCTAGAACATCTTGATATTCCGGGCGTTTATGGAGAAGGGGTGAATTCTTGTAGTCATAAGAGTTCATTACTCTCTGTGGAAGAACTTTACCGACTCTAGCCCACATAGCAGTACCACCGGGTTTCATACCAGTCTCTTCTAGATGAGAACCTATGAGTAAATCCTGTATAAGTTGATTCTCATATAGATACCAATGTCTATAAACAGGTAGCCCAGCAATAATCGTATTAATAAACGCTCTTCCTATTTCAGAATTTCTAATTAGCATATTTCCACAATTTGTGCCATTACAATCAGCTGGAACTAAAAAGTGTATGTTTGGATTCGCGTGCTTTTCAATAATTTCTTCGAGTTTGATATCCATGTTCGTAATCATACAATCAGTTTCAGATGAAAAAATCCATTCAGCATCGGGATGTTGTTGCATAACTTTTCTAACTGCGTAAATTTTACTCCACCCAATTGGCACATGATCCATGGGGATTGGAGGATTTCCAGCTCTCATAGGTTTACCTACAATGGATTCAGCACCATCTTCAAGATGATAGAGGATGTACCCATGTTTTTCACAATACAACTTTCTATTTTTACGAACAGTCCAATCGGCGAGGGGTTTATAATTAATGTCGTTAACTGTAACGAGTATACACTTCATGTATATTAAAGATGTGTAACCTTTAATAGATACATGTCTATCATTACATCTTCTGGTAATAGTATTCCTATAGATTTGGAAGATGAGGAAATAATGAACCACGTTTTTGATCGTACTTCTTGTGCAAAGATTATCATTAATCAAATAAACAATGATAGAATGTATGATCCATTTTTAAAGGATAAAAAGGATCTAGTTATTCTTGATATAGGTGCAAATGTGGGTTTATTTACATTATACGCACAAGACTCTGCATCTAAAGTTATTTCAGTTGAGCCAACACCTTCACATCAGAATCTATTTGAAAAGATTTGTGGAAAATATGAAAATGTGGAACTTGTTAAAGCTGCACTCTCAGATAAAAATGAAGATGTAAGCTTTTACACATGTAATGAAAATTCTACGCAGAATTCACTGGTTAAGGGTGAGGGTACAGCCGTAGGTGAATCACCTTCCGATGAAAATAAAGTAACTGTACGAGGAGTGACACTAGAAACTCTGTTAAATGAATATAACATTGAACACGTTGACTTCTGTAAGATAGATATAGAAGGATCTGAAATGATCGCCATTACAGAAGAAACACTTAAACCAGTATATGATAAGATAGATAGAATGTTTATTGAAGTTCATTCAACATATTCCGGTACCGATATGCGATGGGAAGATCATATTATAATCAATCGTAAAAAGATTGAGAAAATTTTGGATAATGTTGGATACAAGTACAGGGTTTTACCCACACAATATCAAGAAACGCTTCATGTATTTAAAGATTCGGAGACTACGTAACACAATGGAACAACGTGTTGTTGAAGTTGCATACGATAATAAAATTGGTCATGTCGGCAGTTGCTTGACAACTGTTCCAATTCTAGATCATATATATAAACACAAAGGAAAGGATGACATTGTAGTATTGAGCGCTGGTCACGCGGGGATAGCATTATATGCCGCCTTAGAGAAGTATGAGGGTAAAGATGCTGACGCATTATACAAGAAACATGGTGTACATCCTAATAGAGATATTGATAATGGTATACACGTTTCAACTGGTTCCCTTGGATCTGGTATAACTATAGCAGTTGGGTATGCGTTAGCAGACAAGAAACGAAATGTCCATGTCATCATATCGGATGGTGAGTGTGCAGAGGGTTCAGTTTGGGAGTCACTCGCCTATATACGAAACGCGGGTCTTAAAAACTGTAAAGTACATGTGAATGTAAATGGATATTCAGCATATGATAAGGTAAATATGTGGTATCTATGGCTTCGTCTAAAAGCTTTTAATTGGAGAACGAAGATTTGGTTTACAAAGAATCCGGACTTTGATTTCCTAAAAGGGTTACAGGCTCATTATCATGTTTTGTCTAAAGAGCATAAAGAAGTTATGATTAGTTCATACAACAATGCGCAGAGAGTTTGCTAAGAACCTTCACGCTGCTATGAAGAAAGATGAACGAATCTTTCTAATTACAGCTGATTTAGGTTATGGAGTTTTAAATGATATTCGGCGCGACTTTCCAAAACGCGCTATAAACATCGGTTCTTCTGAAATGTTAATGGTAGGTATAGCAGTTGGGTTAGCGCAATCTGGTTTCATCCCAATTTGTTACTCCATTACCCCATTCCTATTGTACCGACCATTTGAACTTATACGAAACTATATGAATTATGAAGGAGCTACTGTCAAATTAGTGGGATCCGGGAGAGACGATGATTACGCTCATGATGGTATTTCTCATTGGGCAGGTGATGACATAGATATAATGTCGGCTCTTAAAAATATAGAACTCTATAAACCCAAGGACAATACCGATATGGATGCAATTTTTAATACGTTTATGTATAATGATAAACCTTCTTACATTAATTTAACACGTTGAGATACATAAGACTCACCAAGTTCACTCATGTCTGTTATTTCATATGTGGCTCCAAACTCTGTAGCCCATTGTGATAGACGTTTCTTTTCTCTATAAACAAGATCACATTCCTTATCCGTTCTATCTCCATTTATATATTCACATACTACTTTTCTCACGTCTTCGATATCGACAAAATCAAAGTACTTGTCCTTATCAATGACGATATGCCCATTTTGTTTACAGATGGTTTTGAAACGATCTCTATTATGTGGATCTGGTTCACCGGAACCGTAACATCCAAAAATACGTAGTGTATGGGTATTATCTAGATGTTCAATTCGTTTGTCCACTATCCACTTAGATAGCCCGTAAGGATCTGTGGGTGGATCACCACGAACACCCGCACCACTTGAAAAATATAACAATTTACCATTGAAAACTCGCGCAACATTTTCAAACATTAAGATATTGTTATGTGTAATATTTCCATCTTCTTGAACGAGCATACTACCCCCCATAACCGCACAATGTACAACTACATCAAAATGATTCTGTGTGAAAAAATCTTTTGTTTGCATTTGATTAGTGAGATCTAATTCCCTTCTCGTAACACCTATCCACTCGGGGTGTTTTTCTAAGAAATATCTACCCAAAAATCCATTTGCTCCCAAAACACAAACTTTCATGTATATTATCTTATCAATACCTTTTTAACTACATCAATAAATCATAAAGATCGGTTTTAGATGGAGCAGTAATATTATAATCACCAGTTTCATCAATTTTCCAACGACTATTTTGTTTGTCCATAGATTTAATATGCCACATGGCTAATGGAGGAATAGCTTTAATTCCGGAAACTTTATCAGACCCTGTAAGTTTAGTGTGTAATTCATCTGTCCATGTGATGTAATCACACTTCTTATGGATACGCATCTGGAAGTCTGGCCAGTTAATGAAACCAGCTTCATTTACATTCCACTTCCTATCCTTCGCTTCTTCTTCCGTAATATCCGGATGAATGTTGATTCTAGGAATAGCTAAGATTTCAGCTCCAGTTTCATCAATAACCTGCTTCAAAATTTTAATGAGTGTTTGTTGGGGAAGTTCATCTGCGTCTATATGGAAAACATAATCACCCTTTGCTACATCTATGTGGAATTGACAGTTTTTACTAAATGTATCAAAGGCTCTCCTATGAACAGTTATACGATCCTCAAAGTGTTTCAAAACAAGATCAACCTTTTCAGTTGTATTATTTGAATCTACTATAACATCAATATAGTCTTCGGTATCAATGATACGAGTGAGTAAATTTAAAAGAGAAAAGAGCTCCCTAGATTCATTACAAACTTGGATAGAGTACGTGAGCTTCATTATTCTAAATGTATCAAATATCTTTAACTACTTAAAGTTGTTATTGTACTATTCGTTAATGAAGAGGACAATCCTAAATTTATTCAAAAATAAGCTAAACAAAGTTCGTAGTGTTGGTATAACGTCGTATGATTATCCAACGTCCAGAATCATCAATAACTGCAATGTTGATTTTATTATAGTTGGAGATACAGCTGGTTCAACTGTTCACGGTATTAAGAATCTTAATGAAGTTACCATGGATATGATGCTTACACATTGTCGGTCGGTTAAAAAGGGTTCCCAAAATCAGTTTTTGATTGGTGATATGCCATACATGTCTTATCAACCATCTAACCAAATAGCTATTGAGAATGCTGGTAAATTTTTACAAGAAGGTATGGATGCAGTTAAACTTGAAGGTTATTTCCCAGATAGGATTAAAGCAATTGTAGACTCCGGTACTGTAGTCATGTCCCACCTTGGTCTCACCCCACAGACACAGGCTAGAATGGGTGGATATAGGATACAGGCTAAAACCGCTGATGAGGTTGATAAACTTGTAACACAAGCGAGAGAAGTTGAAGATAATGGCGCTTCACTTTTACTCCTTGAGGCTGTTCCCAAGGAAGTATCTAAAATTGTGAAAAATGAACTTAAGATACCTGTTTATGGCATTGGGGCTGGTTCGTGTGTAGATGGACAACTCGTCATCGTTCATGATATTCTTGGTTTGTTTTGGGATTTTAAACCAAAGTTTATCAAGCAATACATAAATGGTGAACAGATGTTTCATAACGCCATAAATGAATACGCAAATGAAGTTCATTTACAAAAGTTTCCCGATAACGAACATAGTTATAATATGAAAGAAGAAGAACTCGAAAAATTACTGGGAATGTCTGGAAGTTCGTGGAAATATGATTAAAGTTTTAGATCCATAACATAATAGATGAACACCTGTGATTACATCATAGAAACACTTTATATCAATGGTATAGACACGTATTTCGTGATAACTGGTGGGGCTATCGTCCCATTTATAAACGCAATTGCTAGGAATTCCAAAGTCAAGTATTACTGCTTTCAGCATGAACAATCCGCAGCTATGGCTGCCGAAGGATACTACCGATCTTCGGGTAAAACCGCGGGTGTAGTTGTCACAAGTGGTCCGGGTGTCCAAAACCTTCTTAATGGTGTATGTGGGTGTTGGTACGATTCAATCCCAGCCTTCTTCATTAGTGGTCAGGTTAATACAAAAGAAGACCTATCCAACTTCAAGTCTAAACCTAGGCAAACCGGGTTTCAGGAAATGCCCGTGGCTAAGATGTTTGAAGACGTTACGAAGAAGTCTTTACATGTTCCAGATCTTGGACAACTTGAGGGTATTCTCGGGGAGTTACTAACAGAACTCAAAACTCCTCGTTACGGTCCAGTTCTCATGGACTTACCAGTGAATCTTCAAATGACCACTATTGAAGATGTAAACATTAACCTAGCTACATACAATCGTAGAGTGACTCCCAAGTATGACTTATCTGAATATATTCATAAAAGTAAACGACCGGTTGTTATATTTGGACACGGTGTAAAGCTTGCGGGTGCAGAAAAGGAGGCCATAGAGTTTGCTGAAAAGACTGGGATACCTTTCCTCGTTTCATGGGGTGCCTTTGATATATGTGGAACCGATCATCCACTCCGTGTGGGATCTCCGGGTGTTTATGGTGATAGGGTCTC